CTACAAAAACCTTGGATTTCTAGCAAGTCATCAAACATATCATTAATAGATAAACTACTTTCGGCAAATAAGATTGTTACAGATTTAGAAAGCGATATATATCCGTAATATTGAATGTGGTTAATTAACTTTTGCTTATTGATTATTAAAGCAAAATAATATATATTTTATAAAAGGGCTTAAATAATGGTCGTTATATAGAGTATAACACCCTATAAACACCGACATGGATATTGTAAAAGCATTTAATTCAAATAACTTGCACACAGAAGTCGTAATAAAAGGAACAAAAACTGATCCACTATTCCGCGCGAGTGATATTGGAGTTGTATTAGATTTAACTATTCGTTCTAATATAAGAGATTTTGATGATACAGAAAAGGTAGTGCTTACTACGCACACCCTTGGTGGAAATCAAGATGTTACTTTTTTAACAGAGAAAGGGTTATATAAAGTATTATTTAGGTCAAGAAAACCTATTGCTCAACGTTTTCAAGATTGGGTTTGTGAAGTAATTAAAGAAATAAGATTAAATGGATTGTATGAATTACAAAAAGAATTAGAACAAACAAAAAACGAAATGTCTGCTATAGAAACCACAAAAAATAAAGAAATGGAAGAAAAATTAATTAAACAAAAGGAACTAGATAATGAAAAATTTCTACTCAAACAATTTAACAATGCCGGAAATATGGTTTATATTATTAAAGTTAAAACATACGAAAATGGTTCATATGTTGTAAAAATAGGAGAAAGCAGAATAGGAATTATGGGTAGATATAATGAACATAAAAGTAAATATGAAGAGTGCTTATTGCTTGATTGTTTCTGTGTAAATAAAAGTAAAGACTTTGAACATTTTCTACATAGTCATAGTATTATAAAACCAAATATAGTAAAAAATCTACCCAATCACGATAGTGAAAATGAATTATTTTTAATAGGCGGTAATCTTACATATAAAGTATTATCAAAAATAGTTAACGATAATATAGATAATTATAATTATAAAGTAAATGAGTTGTTGCTTGAAATTGAAAATTTAAAATTTAAAAATCAACAACAAAATACTAATACGGGTAACGATAATGAATTATTAAAAGAAATAATAAATACTAATAAAATTTTATTAAGTAAAGTTAATTCTTTAGAACAAACAAATAAAGAAATATTAACTAAATTAAACTCACAACAAGAGAAAAAAATAGTTACTGGTTTTAATGAACAACTACCTAACCTCGGTCCAAGACTCCAAAAAATAAATCCCGAAACATTACAGTTAACCAAAGTGTATGAATCCGTTACAGAAGCAATGAATGAAAGTAAAAATATAAAGAGACCAAGCGTAATGAAAGCAGTAGCTGAAAACACTATTTATTGTGGTTTTCGATGGTTACTAGTTGAAAGAAATTTGGATCCAAATATTATACACGAAATTAAGCCTACAAAAGAAACAAAGGTTGTAAATTTGGGTTACATAGCTCAAATAGACAAAGATAAAACTAATATTGTAAATGTATATATAGATAGAAAAACAGCAGCACATTTTAATGGTTATGAATCATTATCAGCACTAGATAATCCAGTAAAAAATAATAGTTTAGCAAATGGTTTTTATTATATGTTATATAATAATTGTGATGATGAATTAACTAGCAAATTTGAAGAAATAAACGGAATACCAATGTTATACAAAAATGGCGTTGGACAATATGACACAAATAATAACTTAATAAAAAAATTTGAATGTAAATACGATTGTATTAAATCATTAGCAATAAGCGATAAAACTTTGACAAAAGCACTTACCAAAAATATCCCATATAATGGACACTATTACAAAGAAATAGGTGAAAAATTAAAGATGGTGTAAATATATTTTTGACAAGGCAAATAAAGTAAAGCAAAAAACAATATAAAATTGAAACGTTTTATATTGTTTAATCTTAACAGTAAAATCAAAATATCACACCAATGCGCCCTCTCAAACTTGTGAAACCGGTCGACCTTATACCTGGAAGGAAATACCTGATTCAAGAAAAACGATCCGAATATGCTCATCAAAAATTCAAAGGAACATTTGTTAAAAATGATTATCCAAAATCTCCCGTTCATTGCACTATAACCCACTTTACAAATGTGATTTGTAGAGGTAATCATAGCGCATCGGATCTAGGACTTCAAGATATATATTGGAACTATTACGAAGCAGATGCTATCACACAGGCATATACTACCCACGTTCTTCGCGATATTATAGGCGACCCATCATTTATGATTTAAAGTTAAAATTCGCAAGTCTTATCAGGCGAGTTAACAACCTCATAATCTTCAAACACAAGCGGTGTCATTGTTTGCCTAGTGCTTATATCAAAATCTACATTAAATCCGCGTTCTTTAAACCATTCTTTAAATTCATTAAAAGCTGCCCAATATTTTACATATCCACCAAACACCATCATTTTCAAAACATTTTTAATATATTTTTCATCAATTACACAGCATTCACCACATTCACCACATTCACCAGCGTCGCTACTCACCAGTGTCCCCATCATAAGCAAATATTCAATATCAATCTTATCATCATATCTTTCTTGATATGTAGCAATAATTCGGTCAAAAGAAAATCCTTCACAATGTCCACCAAATCCAAAAAAATCTTCATACTCATATCGATGAATCTGTTTTATAGGACGATATAAATATACAGTAAATGGTTGCTCAAAAATAATCACATTAATTTTAGCCATCAGAACGTAAGCCTCCGCATACGCATTATATGTCTCTTCCCATAATAAATTAGGATGTTTCACCAGGAATTCTTTAGCGAAATCGTCATCAACTGTTGAAATCATACACCCACGATCAGTATAATATTTTCTCCTCAAATCCTTGAATTTTGTAATAACGTCGGTATATGTAGTTGTTGTAGCAGCAGCAGCAGCGGCTTCTTCCATTCTGTATAATTGTGTTTGCTACATAATATCACGTTAATCTTTTTATATAGGTTTAATATATTGATTAGACATTTAAAAATAATATAATATATTTATACTATATATTATACTATATATTATACTATGAATAAAACAGCAAAACGGTGTCGTCTTGTAAGGGGTAAAAAAGAAACGTGTTGTATTAACCCAAAACGCGGATACTGGTGTTGGAGTAAAAAAACGAAAAAGCGCGTATGGCGTAAAATGAAGCGCGCTTGTTGTAAAAAATAATTAAAAATAGCCAAAATAATAAAGACTTAAGAAAACAATTATTTCAATCAATGGCGTCATCATACCATCCTCATCAGGCGTCACTCTTTCACCACCCATTAACTTATTTACAACTTTAATATTTGTTATTGTATGTAACGATGTTTCGACAAAATTAAATAATGCGTGAAGTCCAATACACCAATATAATCCATAATGAATGTAACCATATCCTAAAACAATACCAGTAATAAAAGCAACAATACCATATTTAAATGAACATTTTACGTGAACATATCCAAAAACTAAAGCCGATAAAAACACACAAATATTCGTATTTAAAAATTGTTTTGTTGCGCCGATCAATAACCCGCGATATATTAATTCTTCTGAAACACTCGTCATCGCCATTCCTGTAAAAATAGTTACAAGATTCTTGGTTGTATAAACTACAGAGTTATGTTTAAAACCATTAAATGATGAAAATCCGAGAATAATATTAAAAATATATGAAAGCGCGGATATACCACTCCCAACCAAAGATCCAAACCCCAAAAAGGAAGGTTTATCATTTGTAATTGCGTTTATAACTTTTGGAGCATCTTTTGGCAAGGTTAGGTTAATAAACTTAATAGTTAGCAAATATAATACAATAGCCATTATAAAATACGAAATACGAACACAAAATGTGCTATTCATTTTTTCACATAATGAAAAGTTAGTTTGTGTGATATAATGAAATGGTAAGTCCTTTATGTAATTATATATATTAAACGCAACAATCACAATTACATAAATATATAAATTTGTAAACATCTAGTATAACGCTATACTATTATACTATTATACTATTTTATATTGACATTTTATTAATATTTAATAACAAACATTAAATAACAAACATTAAATAACAAATCATAAATCATAAATATTGGTAAGTATATTTCACAGATGTTACTATGGTTTAAAATCTAACTTATAAATATTCAAAAAATAATATATTGAATATAATATAAATAATATTGATACTATAACAGAACTTGTAAACATGTTTGTAGGAATGCATTTTATTAAAATCATTAAAGCTATAATGATTAATACATTTGCTACATAATTAATTAAACTATGTACAATAAATGTATAATATCCATTCAATCCACGAGTTTTATATATAATATACATAACAAGCAAATAGATTGTTGGAGCACAATATAAATAAGCAGTTAACGCCGGTCCATTATGATATTTTTCTAATAAATAATTAGTACCTACCATTAACGAACCACCTAAAATAAAATATTTAATATTTGAATACAAATCCATACTACTATATTTATAAAAATCTATGCTACTATATACTATATACTATATACTATATACTATATACTATATATTATATGATATTTTATTAAATCAGGTATTATATATTATTAAATCAGGTATTATATATTATTAAATCAGGTATTATATATTATTACTAAAAAAGTAATAATATATTATGCTATTTATCAATTCACGCGATGTAGTCTCCTGTGATGTGTGTTCAAATCAACCCCCTTATAAACAAGCTGATTAGTTCCGGTGTCGATGTGTCAAATCCAGCCAAGTTCAGTGTATTCTTATCTTTCGGGTCGGCGATTGTCAACTGATTTGCCACCATTCCAACCACGATCAGCTTCGCATCGATTCCTGTTGCTTGGCGATACTGCTCCAGCGCCACTTGGGGATGAACTGTTGGCGCATATGTTTCACTGTCCGTGTATACACAAAATACATCAAATCCTACTCCACTATGTGTATACATTTTAAGCGCCTCTGTCATTGGCAAAGCGCAATCTGTAGCCCCAAAAGGCACATCTGTTGCCTTAATTGCGTCCTGGATTGTCATCTCGGGGCGAATCTTTCCATTGAAGCTATAAAATACATTACTGAACCCGTAGACGTGAACATTTTGTGCACCCTCGGCGTGTAGCGTCATCATCGCCATAGCAACTGAACCTTCACGAGGTGTAATATTTTTTGCACCAGCACACATACACATCGACATACTCCCCGATACATCTAACCCAATCATAAACCGTTTTCCCGTTGGTGTAATGTTTCCAAACGCCTGCCTAAATGTCGTCGAAAGCGCCGTTGTGATGTAAGAATTTACAGGCCATGTCATTGAACCGAGGTCGCCCTTTCCTTGAGAATACGTCTTCATTCCAACCAGAACTTGAAGTGGGTGAATCTTTGACTCCTTGACATTTTTAGGGTCACTCAGCATTTTAATAATATCTTGTGACCTTGATGATGCGACTCCGACCTGCGACAGTTTTCCAAGATTGCGGACCAAAGCAGTCATTCCCATCCCGGCGAGAAGTGTTTCCCAGATTTGCGGCATATTTAGAAGCTCAGTCGGCAAATGTTCGCGTTGAATCTTTTTATTCCTTTCCATAATTGCGACAGCCGTAGTAGCATCCTTATTTTCGCCTGTCTTTGCTAATTCAACCAATGCCTTCAGAAACCTGGCAGTTGCAACGAGAGGATCTTCTGCCACTTTTTTAGATTCTCCTTCTTCGTCTTTTGGTCCTTCGCTCTTTGCTGCGACAGGTGCAGAAGTAGGCGCCGATGCCGGGACTGGTTCAACTCCAGCTAATACATATATTTTATTCGCCGAGTCATATGAAATATATGTATTAGCTGGAGTTGAACCAGTCCCG